AACGTCCTGCCGATCCGCGCCGTCCCCTGGGGCTAGATGGCAAACAGCGCCACGAGGTAACCCGGCAGGCAACAGATGGGATGCGCTCTCGAGGGTCAGGTTCGCAACGGACTCTTTGCTGGAGGGGGCAGTCACGAGCGAACTCGTCTCTGGACCCGAATTCCCTGCTAGCTGGGAAAATACAGGCAAATTCCGGAATTATGTAGCTGTCTAACCCAACCCTACAATACCCCGACATTTTCTTGTAGATTACCTGAAATTCGCATGCTAATACGATGACAGCCCCGGAAGGTTCCGGAGCTGTCTCGTTGATCACGCCGCTCGAACGGCTGATCGAAGGGGCTCACTGATCAGGCAACGATTAGGAGCCACTAAGCGCCTATACCCTAGTCGTTGCCTGATCCTTTTGCAAGGAAGGCTTAGGCGAAATGAAATCCCCTTACAACTCGGCACGATTGTTATGTCGGTATCCGCAGCTATCTGCGGTATCGATTTGATCGATGGGAATCAGTACGCGCTCATCGTCGCCGTTGGCCGCAGGCTCGCAATTACGGCTCGACAGGCTGAACCAAACAGGTGGGCGAGCGGTTTCGACCGCTCGCTATCCTATCAATCTCCATCGAGTCCACGCCCAGCGTCTTCTCGATTTTGCTGTCCCGGTGAAGCCGCTTGACGATAGATCCGACTTGGTTGCGGATCGCCGCGCGCAAGATCGCGTCTCCAGCATTGAAGCCTTTTGTCGTGATCACCTGGCCGGCGATGTCGTCAGAGTTCAGCGGTTCGCCCGCTGCAATCCTGAACGCACTCAGACAAAGCCGAGAGAGTTCATTCCGGCCGAAGTATCGACTGCGGCGATAGGTGCGCTTTGGTCGTATCGTCTCTGGGTCAAGATCGGACGCGAGGATGCGAAGCACGCCATCGATATGCGACAAGTCAGCCCTATGCTGATCAAGTTGGTGCTGTAGCTGATCGATCACGCCAGCGAGTTCGGCTCGCCTTGCGATCAGGCCAGAGACGATATGGTCTTTGCCTCCGATCATGCCGCACTCCGTTGCCAGTATCCGCGCCATTGCTCGCTCATCGGGTGTTGCAAGGCAGCTTGGGTTATCCGCCGCCATTGCAGACCGTTCGGCTCCCGGCGAGCGTCTTCTCTCCACGCCATTTCGCTTGCGTAGGCTTGAAGATGCTTGCCGCTGATTCGGTGATGAACCCCATACTCAGCGCGGCGCAGCCGGGAGAAAAACGATTCGGCTTGATTGACGTTCGTGCCATCTTCCGCGACGTATTCGGCTGAGTGATTGACCCTTCGGGTGTCATAGGAAGCGTGTAGAGTGTCCCATCCGGCAGCCTCGTCGGCGTGGAGGATCGTGCCCGATGCGACGTGCCGACGGATTAGCGGAACCGCAGCGCTCTCTCGTGGCACGACAAATGGCAGGGTCCAAATTCTTCTATGGGGCGCAATGATATCGTCTCTAGAGTGGCTGAAATCTGCGGTTCCGTATTTGTAATTTGGTTAGACGCCGCAGGACTTGATCGTAATAGCGCAGATACTCTTTTCCGTGAGTCAGTCAACGCGGCGCTTGACGGAAACCTTTAGGTGAGACAGCTACATAATTCCGGCAAATTCTTGAGCCAGGCCCGGACTTTGCCCCGCATCGCCTTAAAAAGGGGCCACGTATCAGACGCTTGCTAGCGAATTCCCTAGACCTGAAAACAAGGAATTTTTGTTCGGTTACAGGGTGCGTTTTGCCGGCATCAGCGAAATTTCTGGCCGGATCAGGCAAGCGCTCTGATCATGCGCGGCTGCGTGCCGACAATCTCCCGCCTGTCCGACTGCCTCCCACAACACGCGGCCGTTGGGAAATCCGCCCGAGCCAAGATGCAAATCACCAGCAGGTTAATGCCAGGAGCTCCGATATCCGCGGGGTTTCTTGACCTCGCCGTCTTTCCACTTGGACAGAGCGCTGACGCTTTGAGCTTCTTACGGCCAACGTTCGAATTTTGCCACAAAGAGTTGTTAAAATTTTGGATCGAAAGCGGGCACGTGATCGAGGTGCCCGGGTAGGTGCCCGACAACCGCAGAACACCACCATGAGGTGCGATCTATGGAACACGGAAGGTTAAGAGCGACCCTGATAGCGGGGAAGATCCCGGTCACCGACGAAGCACTCACGATCCTGTGCGCGGGGCTTAGCACGATCGGACATGGGTACCAGATAGAGAAAGTGATCAGCGAGACGGCCAAGACCGACACCGAGCTCAAAAAAGATCTTTCCCGGCTTCATGAGGCGTGCGGTACCATCGTTGATGTTCTCGATGCCGACCTGACCGGATCGGGCCAGATCGAAGCGATGTTGTCCGATCCCTGGCGCGGCAGTCCGGTCCCGCGACTTGTCGAAGAGCTGCGGTTGCTGTCCCCTCGGATCGAAATGACTTTGGCTATGGCGGTGCAGGACGGAGCTATAAAAAAGCGCCAGCAAGATCCAGAGACTTGGTTCTTCCTGGCGGTGCACGATCTTTTCAGCGCGATCACTGGCGACCCCGAACCTGGAATTGCCGGCCCCTTGCATCGGTTCACAAAGTATTGCGCAGCGCTGATTGACCCGGGCATCGCCGTTCCCGAAAGCGAGAACTCCTTTCAAAAACGCCTGACCACAGCTCGGGCTCGGAGAACCGGAAAAATCAACGTCCTCCCCAAGGTCATTTTTCCGGGAAAATAACCACTCCGAAACAATACTGTTTCTCCGCTCTATCTTTCGGACCGAGACCCCTCCTCTCCTTGAGATTACGTCGCCTCGTCCAATCTTTCACCCCGCTATCCGAGATCTGTGGAGGAGTGAAACTTGGCGCGAGTGATCATCGGCAAGCGGGAGCTGCTGCCGGGGAACCCGGTCGCAACAACGCAAATACGCAAAAACGTCCATCCGTCTTGGCTGACCCCGAAATTCGCAATCTCTGCGAACCGACATTCAGCCGACTCGGGCGCAAGTCTAGCTGCGTGATCCCGGTCTCCTTGGCGAACGATCGAGTGTCTCGGCTGAGAGCGGACGCGACACCGGTGCGATCGGGGACGCGATAACTAGAGGAGTATTTTCGATGCAACGAAGAATCAAGCCGCCATCACGTTTGGGAGCTGGAGAAAATACATCGATGCCGAGTTGTGATTTGAGGGTTGTTTATCGTCGGATCGAGGCGCTGAAGCCGGACCCCGCGAACCCGCGGCTTCACAGCAAGAAACAGATCCGGCAGATCGCCGACAGCATCGAGACCTTCGGCTTCAACGTGCCGGTGCTGGTCGATGCCGAGCTTAAGGTGATCTGCGGCCATTGCCGGTTGCTCGCTTGTCATGAGCTCGGCTGGACCGAGGTGCCGACTCTCTGCCTCGATCACCTGACCCCGGCCCAGGCTCGCGCCTATATGATCACCGACAATCGGCTGACCGAGATCGCCACCTGGGACGATCGGCTGCTGGCGCAGCAGCTCAAGGACCTCTCCCTGCTCGGCCTGGATTTCAGCCTCGAGGTCACCGGCTTCGAGGTGGGCCGAGATCGATCTGCGGATCGCCTCTCTCGATGACATGCCCGAGCAGGACGACGACCCGGCTGATGCCGTGCCCGAAGTTTCGGCGGGGCCACCGGTCAGCAAGTTCGGGGATTTGTGGCTCCTCGGTCGCCATCGCGTCTGGTGCGGCAATGCCCTGGATCCTGAGGCCTTTACCGCGCTGATGGGCGAGGAGCGCGCCGCCATGGTCTTCACCGACCCGCCCTACAACGTGCCCATCGACGGCCATGCGAGCGGCCTCGGCGCGATCCACCATCGCCCGTTTCCGATGGCTTCGGGCGAGATGGACAAGGCCGCGTTCACCGCTTTTCTCGGCCAGGCCTGCCGCAACCTCGCTGCCTTCAGCGCCGAGGGATCGCTGCACTACGTCTGCATGGACTGGCGCCACCTCGACGAACTGCTGGCCGCCGGCGCAGAAGCCTATGGCGAATTAAAAAATTTGGTCGTCTGGATCAAGGACAACCCCGGTATGGGCTCGCTGTACCGCAGCCAGCACGAGCTCGTCTTCGTCTTCAAACAGCGCGGCGGGTCGCACCGCAATAACGTGCAGCTGGGTCAGTTCGGGCGCAACCGCAGCAATGTGTGGCAGTATCCCGGGGTCAACTCGTTCGCCCGATCGACGGCAGAGGGCAATCTGCTGGCGCTGCACCCGACCGTGAAGCCGGTAGCGATGGTGGCCGATGCGATCCTCGACTGCACCGCCCGCGGGGAGATCGCGCTCGACGCCTTCCTCGGCAGCGGCACGACGGTGATCGCGGCCGAGCGCGTCGGGCGGCGCTGCTGCGGATTGGAACTCGATCCGGCCTATGTCGACACAGCCATTCGCCGCTGGCAGGCGCTGACCGGCGGGACCGCCCGTCACGCGGCAAGCGGCCGCAGCTTTGATGACCTCGCTCACGAGGCGGAGGCGGCCGATGCCGCCGCCTGAAAAGCCGCGCGACTATCAGGTAGGCTATGGCAGGCCGCCCCGCCACACCCGTTTCGAAAAGGGCCGATCCGGCAATCCGCGAGGCCGGCCGCGCGAATCGAAGAACCTGCCGGCTCTGCTGACCGAAGCGCTCAACAAGCGCGTTATCGTCGCCGAGAATGAAGGGCGCCGCAAGGTCACCAAACGCGAAGCGATCATCACGCAGCTCGTCAATCGCTCGGCCCAGGCCGATCTGCGAGCAATCAAGATCCTGCTCGACATCATCCAGGACATCGAAAGCCGGACCGAGCCGGTGTCGGCCGAAACCGTCGCCTTCGGGCCGGCGGATAAGAAGGTCATTGAGCAGCTCAAGGCGCGCTTGCACCGCTCGAAGCCGGAAACCTGATGATCGAGGACCTGACCCGGGCCGAGTACGAGACCCTGCTGCGGCAGGACTTCAGCACTTTCGCCGCGCGCTGCTTCCATGACCTAAACCCGCAGGCCGAACTCGCGATGAATTGGCATCTCGAGGTCATCGCGGCGAAGCTGACCGCCGTGCGCGAAGGCAAGATCCGGCGGCTCATCATCAACCTGCCGCCGCGTCACCTGAAATCCTTGTTGGCCTCGATCGCCTTTCCGGCCTGGTGTCTGGGGCACGACCCTTCGGCGCAGATCCTCTGCGTCAGCTATGCCCAGGACCTCGCCGACAAGCTCTCCCGGGACTGCCGCAGCATCATGATGAGCCCGTGGTATCGGCAGATCTTTCGGACCCGTTTGGCTCCGCACCGTCAGGCCGTACAGGAGTTCATAACCACCGCCCATGGCTGCCGGCTCGCCACCTCCAATGGCGGCGTGCTGACCGGACGGGGTGCCGGCATCATCCTGATCGACGACCCTCTGAAGCCCGAGGAGGCGCTCTCCGACGCCCAGCGCCAAGCCGCCAACGACTGGTTCGACCATACCCTCTACAGCCGTCAAGATGACAAGCAGTATGGCGCCATCGTCATCATTATGCAGCGGCTGCACGAGGACGACGTCGTCGGCCACGTGATCGCCCAGGAGCCGTGGGAGGTCGTGCGGTTTCCGGCGATCGCCGAAGCGGACGAGGTGCATGAGATCGAGACGATCTGGGGACCGCGATGCTTC